TGAAGTTGGACGAGACACTCCAGCCCAAGCAGGAAGTTCCTGCCCCTGTGGTAGCTTCTATCGATCAGCCCGTCGAGGTCGTTGCCCCTGTTCCTGTAGTCTAAAGAATTGACTGGATAGTCCAGGACAATATGATCGGGTGACATGGTTGCATTACCCGATCATAATTTGAAGCAGCCGTTTTATGATGAAACTTAACTAGGAGAATATATATGACTAAGACCACTCAGATCGACCGTATTGCCCGTGTCCTCTCTCAGAACAACACTGGTTCTGGTATCGCGCCCGCTCGCGTTGCCAAGCTTGCCAATGTTCCTCGCGAGGCAGTTGCAAAGCGGGTTTCTGACCTCCGACAGGAGGGGGTTACTATTTACAGCAACTACCGCACAGTGAATGGCGCCCGTAAGCTTTTTTATCGCGCAGGTTGATAATTTAGCCTAAGACATAATGGGGGATGCTATATAATAGTGTCCCCCTTTGTCATATGGAGTGATCATTATGGAACTAAGCATTAAGGTTGAGGAATTACGCAAGAACAAGATTTTTATCGCTACGCCAATGTATGGCGGGCAAGCCAATGGATTATATGTTAAATCCATTCTAGACCTACAATCTCTCATGGGCCATTATGGAGTTGAGACTAGATTTTCATTCCTTTTTAATGAATCTCTAATTACCCGTGCTAGAAATTATCTGGTGGATGAGTTCCTTCGTTCAGAAGATTATACCCATCTGCTCTTTATCGATTCTGATATTGGGTTTGATCCCAATGACATTACTGCAATGTTAGCCATGAATAGAGATGTCATCGGTGGACCCTACCCAAAGAAGGCTATCAATTGGAAGAATGTTGCCCTAGCCGCGTCAAAACTAACTCCAGAGAGCAGCCCCGGTGAATTAGAAGCTGTTATTGGTGATTATGTGTTCAATCCTGTGCCTGGCACCAAGGACTTCAAGGTAACAGAACCCCTAGAGGTTATGGAGATTGGCACCGGGTATATGCTAATCAAGCGGGGTGTGTTCGATAAGTTTAGGGAAGAGTATCCACATCTTCGATATAAGCCCGACCATGCGGGGCAAGCCAACTTCGATGGCAGTCGATATATCCATGCATATTTCGACACCGTAATCGATCCAGATAGCCATCGATATCTTTCTGAAGATTATATGTTCTGCCAGTATTGGAGAGCGATTGGTGGTAAGATTTGGCTATGCCCATGGATGAAAACCACACACGTCGGAACATATGGGTTTAGTGGCAATATGGAACGCATCGCAGCACTAACTGGGCGCCTGTAATGTTAATTGGTATTGTCGGATTTATTGGATCTGGAAAAGGAGCAGCATCGGACATTTTAGTTAAGGATTATTCATATACTAAAGTGTCCTTTGCAGACTCTTTGAAAGATGCCGCATCAAATATCTTCGGTTGGTCTAGGCATCTTCTAGAAGGCGATACCATAGAGAGTCGAGACTTCCGCGAGACTATTGATAGTTTCTGGAGTTCTAAGTTCGGCTATGATGTGTCTCCTCGAAAAGTTCTACAGACTTTAGGTACCGAATCTTGTAGAGATATCTTCCATGAAAATATCTGGATTTTCTCGGTTGAGAAAAAGATTGAGGCTTTTCAAGATGTGGTAATCCCAGACGTTCGATTTCCTAATGAAATAGATTTCATTAAAAGCAAAGGTGGAATTGTAATTCGAGTTGTAAGAGGCAAAGACCCTGAATGGTATGATACTGCATATAGGCATAACACCGAAGGGCTCTTTGAGATGTATCGAAAATATCCGGATATTCATTTCTCTGAATGGGCATGGATTGGGCAAAAATTTAATCATGTAATTGAGAATGAAGGAACTCTTGAAAAATTATCTCAAGACATCAAAAACATCTTGCAATCGCATAAGGTTTCGTCTATAATTAGAAAATCATCAATGATCAATAAGTGAGGATATTATGAAGTTAAATGAAAACACTCTGACAACACTAAAGAACTTTGCGACTATTAATCCTAGTTTGTATCTACAAGCAGGAAATCAGCAGAAGACAATCAATTCCGATAAGACTGTTCTCGGCGAAGCTATCATACAAGATTCTTTTCCTGTGTCTTTTGGCATCTATGATCTACCTCAATTTCTAGCCAATGTCTCAACTCTTAACAACCCCGATATTGACTTTAAGGAAAAGCATCTAACGATGAGTGATGGTAGTGTTAGGCTGAGTTACTATTATTGTTCACCATCAATTATCAATGTTCCTCCCACTAAGACCCTAGAAATTGTTAAGCCTGATGTAAATTTCTTTTTGGCTTATACTGATTTTCAAAAGCTGATTAAGATTGCATCATTGAATAATATGCCCAATCTTTCTGTTGTTGGTAAGAATAATGAGATTCTCCTAAAGACTCATGAGAAGTATAACGATTCTTCTAACTTCGCTAATCTTAAGATTGCGGATTATAGCGGTAAAGATTTTGATATCTCATTTCAGATTTCAAATCTGAAGATGCTGCCCGATGATTATAATGTTGCTATCAATCTTGCTGGCTTTGCCTTGTTTGAAAATAAGAACAAGACTCTCAAGTATTTCGTAGCTCTTGAAAAGGATAAGAAGTAGTTTACTATGCTCTGGAAGATTTGGGCTAAAGCTTTAGGTGAGAAAGCTGTTCCTGATGATCATAGGCAATCTGATGCTGTTGCTATTATCAGAACAGTTCTGGTAGCCTTCAACCTCATAACCTGTATCTTCATAATAGCTGGTATTATTAGACATTGGAGCGTGGTATGATAGAGAGAAATTGTATCATGCAATTAATTATGGAGTGTGAATATGGCTGGAATTGGACACAATCAATCTACTGTTAGTCTCAATGGGCTATCTCAACAGGATAGGTTAAAACTAAAGAATTCTATTCTAGAATTGAATGATAGCATGACCCGTGTAGCTGCTGAACGAGACCTTCAAAAGGAAACTATCAATAATATTTTTGATACAATTGGCTTTGATAAGAAGCTTCTGCGAAAGATGGCTAAGGTTTATTACACAGCCAATTTCAATGAAGAGGTTGAAAATAACAAACAATTTGAAGAGTTCTATTCGGAAATTGTGAAGTCTACAGTCGCCAATGACCCCAGGTTCTACGCCTCGGCGTCGATTGCAGCAATCAATGTCAACACATCAACACCCACCGAATAGACTCGATAAGATCAATTCGGTGATTGCCGAAATTAATTCATTGATCCTTATGTGTGATGATGGTGATGAGATAATGAATTTGGCTGCAACTATGTTTTTAATGTCTCGGAACATTCTTGTCGGTACATTAGGCAAAACTCAAGCTAAGATCGTAATCACTAAAATTGCTAGTGATATGGAGTGAAATCATGTCAGACTTTATCTGGGTCGAAAAATATCGCCCTAAGACAGTAGAAGACTGCATTCTTCCTGATCGTCTTAAAAAGACTTTTCAGGAATATGTAGATCGAAAATCTATCCCAAATCTCATGCTAACCGGAACGGCTGGCGTTGGTAAGACCACTGTTGCCAAAGCTATGTGTGATGAGATTGGTCTAGACAACATCTTTATTAATTCATCCGAAGAGCGGGGTATCGATACTCTTCGAACAAAGATCAAGGGTTATGCCTCTACCATGTCATTGACGGGTGGGCGAAAGGTCATTATTCTTGATGAAGCTGATTATCTAACTCCTGAAGCGCAAGCTGGCTTACGCGGGGTAATTGAAGAGTTTAGTGATAATTGCACATTCATTTTTACCTGCAATTTTAAATCAAGACTTATTGATGCGCTCCACTCTCGATGCTCCGTCATTGATTTTAAGCTAGTCAATGGCGAAAAGGCAAAGATGGCTTCACAGCTATTTAAGAAACTGGAAGGCATTCTTAAGATTGAAAATGTGGCTTTTGATAAAGCCGTTCTTGCAAAGATTGTTGAAAAGCATTTTCCTGACTACCGTAGAACAATCAATGAACTTCAAAGATATGCAACATCAGGATCAATTGATGCTGCAATTCTAAGTCAAGTTAGTGACATTCGGAATGTAGGTGATCTTGTTTCATATCTTCGGGATAAGAACTTTGGCGATATGAGGAAGTGGGTAGTTGCTAATAGTGATATCGACCCCACTAAGGTATATCGGAAGATATATGATTCTCTATATGACTTTTTTAAACCTCAGAGCATACCGCAAGCGGTAGTGATTATTGCTAGATATCAGTATCAGGCGGCATTTGTGGCTGATCAGGAAATTAACCTGGTAGCCTGTTTAACTGAATTAATGGTAGATGGAGAATTTAATTGACAATTGAGTGAATTTGTGCTATAATCCTTTTGTTGTAAGTTCGGCTTTAATTATGGATAAACAATGACAAGTCCATCTAAAAATTCCGTTAATCCCTTTAAGAACCGTATTCCGAGTGGTCGTACTGCCCGTATCACCATAGAAGAACTTTATGATATGTTGGTAAAAAAAAGAACACTACATCCTAATCCCATTCATCAAAGAGCGTCAACAATTTCAGTTTATCAGCATCCTAAGAATGAAGGTATTATTAATACCATCATTAATGGAATTGGCATTGATAGTCTTATTTTGCGTGATATATCAGGTTGTGATGCAGACGATCCAATTCGTAAACTATATCCCAACATCGACTATCTAGTTATTGATGGTGGGCATCGCTGTCGTGCTGTAACAGCGTTCATGCGAGATCAGTTTCATATTACTATTGATGGTGTAGATACGAAGTATAGTGATCTGACCCATGAGGAGAAAACTATTTTTCTTGATACTTGTGTCACGGTCAAGTATGTTCCTTGTAATTCCGAACATGCAAGGGAAACTTTTTTGGCCATTAATAAGATGACCAAGACAAACGAGATTGAAACTATCATGGCAGATGATACTAATCCTGTTTGTCGCTGGGTTCGTGAACAGACTTGGTATTATCCTGAGTATCAGAACAAAAAGATGATTCATCCTATTTTCAGGGTATCAACTTCCAATGATTCAGAGCATATATCTAATTACTGGAACAAGGCAAACATTGGTGGTTCTTTTTACTATCATGCTTTTATTGCCCTTGCAAAGGTTATTGGTCATGGAAATGTTGATGCTGGTCAAACAGTTTGGCAAGAACTAGTTGCCAAGAAAAAGCCGATTAAAAACAAAGACAAAAAAATATGGTCAAAGTTTTTTGATGACTTAAAAGAATATCAAGATGTTATCAATCATAGTGGTAAACTTAATGATGAAATCTTTGGTTTCTTTGCGTGTGTTTGGTTTGAATTAATGTCACGCTACGGCATCGATGGATTCAAATTTATTATGAATGATGTGGTCAGAGATGTATCTTTTGCAAAAGACTTGGCTAGAAAGAGGTCTGAACTAACTTGCAAATTTGATAAGTCTGGTAATAATAAATATGATGAAATGTCCATCCAGAATCTTGATGGTGTTACCACTGATATTAAGAGTACAATTCGAGAATATATCAAGGCTTTTAGTTGTGGTGCAAAGCAATCGTTTGCTGGTCGATTTATTCTTGATGAAATGGGCGAAGATCCGATGAACTTTGGTGTTATAATTATAGATACTCGAAAGAATCCTTCTCGGAAAGATCGTGAACTAATTCTCAATCAGCAAAAAAATATATGTTTTATCGATAAGCGGCCGCTAAAGCTAAACGACGCCCATGCTGCACATATCAAAGCAAGAAGTGCTGGGGGGTTAAGTGATATTTCCAACTACAAAATGGTTCGCAAGAGTC